GTGTATCTCGCGGACGTTGCGTGGTGGCTACCACGTGAGAGCGGCACGATCGCGCAGGCCGCGATCGAAAGTGCGCTCATGCGTGACGCTGGAACTGGCCTCTACATGGCAGGCAAGATTCTGTTGAGCGTTGGCGCGCCAGTGTCGGCAGATGACGCAGCGACAAAGGGATACGTGGACGCTGTGGCCGGCGCGGTCAGCAGCACCTTCGCTTGGGCGAGCAACGCAGCCACGATCGCAGTCACTGGCACCGGCGCAGTAGCTGCAGCATCGAACACGATGACTGGCAACTGCACGCTGACCCTATTGGGCGGCGTCGATGGGGTGCGCGGGACGTTCTACGTCAAGCAGGACGGGACCGGCAGTCACACGCTGACATTGACCGCGTCAGGTCGCACGATCCTACGCGACACGGGCGTGACAGATGACAACCCGAGTGCCGGCGCCAACACTGTCACTGGGTACGAATACGAGTTCGTGACCGTCGTTGGCACCGCGTGCGTACGCGTGAGGAAGATGCCGCTCGTATGACTGACTTCGTTGTCGTCGTACCGTCTGCGCCGCTGCCGCCAAGCGTGATTGTCACGCCCACGAAGGCGCTGACGGTCGACGTCACGCAGGAGCAAGGGCCGCAGGGACCCACGGGCGCGACTGGCGCGCAGGGGCCACAGGGTGAAGTCGGGCCGCAGGGCGAGACCGGAGCGCAAGGGGAGCAGGGGCCGCAGGGTGACGTGGGGCCCGTCGGTGCCACGGGACCGCAAGGCGAAGTCGGCGCTACTGGTGCGCAAGGCCCGCAGGGGGAGACGGGGGCTCAGGGGCCGCAGGGTGACGTCGGCGCTACCGGAGCGACAGGGCCGCAAGGTGAAGTCGGCCCGCAAGGCGAGACAGGCGCAACGGGGGCAGCTGGGCCGAGCAATGTGATTCGAGAGTCAGGCGGTCCGACGGATCTAATCGTGGGGCTGTGGGCGGACGGGACATGGCTCAGGCGGTCAGGCGCAACAGCAATCGGCGCGACGCCTAACGCGAGTGATGTGGGCGCAGCCGCAGCCACGCACGGAACGCAACACGCGCGTGGTGGCTCGGACATCGTGGTGGCGAGCAAGCTTTCGGAGTCGAGCGGGCCGACGACGTTGGACATAGGTGCCGTAGCGAGCGGCGAAGTGCTCACGCGCTCGGGCAGTAACGTCGTCGGAGCGAGCGCCACGTCTGTGGTCACGAGCGGGTGCATCAAGGCGCTGATTTACCTGAGCGCTGCCGCGAACTCTCACAACACCAGCGCGTGGGGGAAGGTGCCGCTCAATGCGGTGTCGTTCGACACGGCGTCTTGCTGGAACGCGGCCAATTTGCGGTTTGTGCCTAACCGCGCAGGCTACTACATGGTGACCGCGCGGGTTCGGCGCAACAGCGCGGGTACACTCATAGTAGGGGTGTACCGAAGCGGCTCGTTCGGCTTGGCTGTCGGTGACGACATCCCGTCGGTAGCGTTGGCGTCGGCGGGCTCGGCGCTCATGTTCTGCAACGGCAGCACAGACTACATCGAGATGTATTGTTACAGCGCCGCGACGATAGCCTATACGACAGGGCTGTTCGACACGTACATGACTATTGTCGGTCCGTTCTGAAGCGCACCACCATGCTGACACTCGACTTCACCCCTCCAAGCATCACCGTCCGCACCATCGTCGGAGCCTCGGTCGCGTTCAGCCTCACCGCGAAGAACGCCGATGGCTCGCTGTTCCCGCTCGCCGGGTACACGGTCACCGCGCCCTTCCTGCCGCGCGATGGGGTGGCGCCACCGGTCGATTCGCTGACCGTCGAGCTCACCGACGTCGCGACGCTGACATGCACGCTCACGGGTGAGCAGACGCAGCAGCTCGCCGCTGGCTACGTGCAGATGCCGCTCGTCTGGAACTGGGTCACCTGGCTTGTCAACGACGTTGAGCGCATCGCCCTGGTTCGCGGGGGGCTCTCACTCACGCTTCCCTGATCGAGTCAACGACTTGTATCCATGGTGACTTCACCATAACGTGTGACTTCACCTGTCTCACTTCAGAGGCAGGCAACACAGAGTCACACGGACAATGAGCAAAAAAAGCACTGGCACACGGACATACGCGACAGACGGTACGGTCATCCTGCGAATCAGCCTCCGGGGCGGGGTGAAGATCTCGGTGAGCCTGCTCCGCACCCTGGGCGACCCTCAGCTGGACTGGCTACAGAGCACCGTAAACGACTATGCCCGCGAGCTACACGCGGGTGGGGCCCTGTCGCGCAGCGGCATTCACGATGCCCTCGAGCGAGCTCTCACCGCTACCCGGGGCGTGCCCCCGGAGAAGCTGCGCGGTACCTGGCAGCGGATGATGGAGCGGGGGCTGCTCAGTACCCCCACGGTGGCCGAGGGTGAGGCAGCGCGGTTCGTGGATGGCAAGGTCATCGGACGGCCCACCGTGAAGGACATCGCGGGCTGGTGGCTGTCAGGTGACATCACCAAGCACCACCCGAAGATCGTACACCCCAAGCGCCACGACTACATCAAGCGCACGCTGGAGCTGTACGTGTACCCGGAGATCGGGGACATGTACGCTGACCAGGTCCAGGTGGAGCACTTCAACACAGTGTTCACCGCGCCCCGCCAGGCTCACCTCATGCGCAGCTCGCGCATACTCACCTGGCGATACATGACTCAGCTGATGTCACTGGCTGAGTACCCCTTGAAGGTCATTGAGCGCCGACCTAACTCAGCCGCGGCCAAGCCTGAGGAAGACACACGTGTGAACGCCTTCCTCCAGCCTGCCGACGTCAGCATCGTGTGCGGGTGTCAGAGCATCTCGGTACATGACCGGGTGTTCTACGGGTTCCTCGCTCAGGAGGGCACACGTGTGAGCGAAGCGCGTAGCCTGCGGTGGATGGACGTCTCTCTGATGGGAGCCACCGCGGTGCCGATGGTCAACGTGTACCGCACGAAGACAGACACCCGGGGGCGCTGGATCCTCGCCCCGGGAATGTGGGATGCGCTGCAGCGCTACCGGGAAAGGTTCCGCCAGGGTGAGCCTGACACCGCGCTCGTGTTCCAACCTACGTTTGCCCCCACCGACGAGGCATGGGCCTTCCGCCGCCACCTCTGGCACGCCGGTGTGCGCCGCCCCGATCTCTTCGACCACGACCCCGCACGTCAGCAGTACCGGGTGCGCGCACATGACCTCCGGGGTCTGTTCGTGACCGTGTGCTACGCAGCCGGGCAGACCGATGAGTACGTGCGCGCACGCACCGGCCACGCCGACGTCAAGATGCTTGACCTGTACAAGAACCAGTCTGAGCTCCTGGTCGCCATGGGTCAGACGGCCTTCGCCCTGCTGACCGAGGTCATCCCGGAGTTGAGGACGGTCCCGGTACCCGCGGTGGCCATTAGACGTATTCAGACACCGAGGTGGAAGCTGCGAACTCAGAACCTCGAGATTCAGGCCGATCCAGCGTGACCCTCAGTACTTCACGATGGAGCATCTACAGCATACGAAGCCCGAGCAACTGCGGGAACTTACCCGAGATACACGCGTCCAGGAACTCCATAGTCACCCCTAGTGAACCCTGATTAGACTCGTACACGTCTAATCGATTCCCCTGGACACCTGGAAAAACACGACCCCGGCTGGTCTCACGATCAGCCGGGGTCGTCTGTCAATAGGGGTCACGGTGGTGCAGGATGCGCGGGATGCGGTTCCTGGGGATATGGCAGTCGCTCGTACTCAGTGCGCGGCAAGCTGAGCTCGCTCACCTGGCCGAGCTCAGGCGCCTGCGGGGGTCCCTGTACTCCCTGCAGTGCCCGCTGAGCACCTCCGCGACTACACCAGCTCCTGCGCCGGCAGGCTGGCCACACATGCCTGAGCCAGCGACTCTGGGGCGCCGATGTGCTGCGCTACGCGCCTAATCGCGGCAGCGACGTCCTCCCGGGGGTCGAGGCGCTCACCGCCAGCGATCTCCCGCTGACCGCCCACGTCGTGGGTCCCGTACACCAGCTTCCGCCCATCGGCGTGAGCGCGCACGTACAGCGTGTGGGTCCGGGCTGCATCGCGGTGCGTCGCGCGCGCGACCGGTGGCCAGTTGTCCTGCTCGATGCGCACCGGGGGCTCGTGTGTGAGCGTGATGATCCGTGTAGTCACTGTGTAGCTCCTGTGTATCGCGTGAGCGATGCTTCCAGCCTACCGGGGTTGGACGGTACGATCGAGGCCATGCAGTACCGCCACGTCGCCACGCTCCTCCTCCTCACCGCATGCGAAGCCGCTGACCCCACCGCCGCTGAGCCCGAGCCCGACCTCACCGAGCTCACCGGCGCTGCCGGCGCCCCGGCCACCGCCACGGTCACCGACCCCGCGACCAGCTGCCCGGTGTGTCCGGCGCCGGCCAAGCCCACGGTGTGCCCCGCCCCGGCTGCCGCTCCTAGCTGCCCGGCGCAGGTAGAGTGCCCAGCTCCGGTGACGTGCCCGGCGCCGGCAGCGCCCACGGAGTGCCCTGACCCGTACCCCACGATGCCCACGACGTACGGGGCGGCGGACGCCTGGCCGGTGCCGACCGATCACCCTCACGGGCTCAGCACCTTCTGTCACGTGACAATACCCACCCTCGAGCTGAAGCGCCCTGATGGGACCGAGGGCACCACGGTGGTCGACGTCGGCTGCGGTGAGGTCAATGACCCGCGCTGGAACCACCTCAATATCCGCTACTCACAGACCCGCACGCGCATCGACCCCGACACCGGGGCTATCAGTCAGGTCACCTCAGAGCGCGGCTGCTACGGGCCCCACGGCGCCGACGCTGCGGACACCTGCGTGGCGGGGACGAAGTGTTACGTCGACTACTGGATCCCCACCTCCGGGCTCGCGATGCGTACAGCGTGGGGCACCTGTCTGGCGCGGTGACCGGCGCTCACCGAAGTCGTGTGACTACCGTTGTGTTCTCGGGGGACCGAAGAGAACGTAGTCATATGACGAAGTCACGCCGCCTCAAAACCCCCACTAACAAGTACGCCACGTACACCGACTCCGACCTGCATCTCATTGCCACGCAGGGCGGCAGTAACGACGAAGCCCGGCTGGCTGCCCGCGCTGAGTTCGAGCGCCGCGCAGCTCAGCGAGCGACCGACCGCGCTGACACGCAGCGCCGGGAGACAGCCGCGCTCGACGTCACGATCCTCGAGATCGCGCGCAGGTTCTGCCGACAGGACCTCGACACGCTGAGCATGCGCAACAGTGACCGCCTCGACTTTATCGAGGTCAGCCGCGCAGGGCTCGCCGACGCACTCCGGGCAGCCTACGCAGCGGGGCGCGCAGCCAAGTAGCTCACGGCCCACCGGGCTCAGCGGGGCGCCTCTCACCGGGGCGCCCCGCTGCCGTTTCGGGCCCCTCAGTCCTGCGTTCCCCCGGGGTCCGTGCGGTGAGACAGGGCAGCCCGTACAGCCGCGTCCTTCGCCTCGAGGAGCTTCCTCAGCGCCACCGTGCGCTCCGGGCTCCGCGCGATGGTGCGCACCACCCACTCAGCGAGTGAGGCGAACGGGGCGCTGTACTGCTGCAGCTCAGCGGGCAGGTGCTCGTAGCGGAAGAACTGTTCGATCTGGTCAGCCATGTATGTCTCCTAGCGTAGTAGTCCACAGTCAATCAGGATCTGGTCGTATTCATCACGGGGCGCCACGCTGGGCGCGCTGCGGGTGGTGCGCACCGCCGCCATGAAGACAGCCGCGTCCACCCCGGAGCAGCGCCGGCTGAGCTGAGCCATGCGGATGCCGTTGGCCTTCGCGAATCGCTTCACCGCAGCCCACGGCATACCCGTGACCGCCTCGGCGTTGCGCGCTGTGATGATTAGCGGCTGAGTCATGCTGCCGCCCCACGGAGGCGGTCAGCGAGCCCGGTGAGGCGGTGGCCGCCCTTCGAGCGCAGCCCCGTGTTCAGACCCCGCATGTCGCCCACCAGGGTCACGTGCACCTTCGCACGCGTGATCGCGGTGTACAGCAGTGTTCGGTCGAGCATGTGACTGTGACTCGAGTGCGCTACGACAATCACACGCTCGTATTCGCTGCCCTGCACCCGGTGCACGCTGAGCGCATACGCGAGCTCCAGATCCCGCGGGCTCGAGCGGGTCACGCGCTCGAGCTCAGGCCAGCGCACCACCAGCTCGCCGCCATCGCTCGGGCCCACGATGACTCCGATCTCGCCGTTCATCACGTCCAGGTCGTAGTCGTTGCGCGTCTGAATCACGCGGTGCCCGGGGCCAGGCATGTGATCGGGCTGCCCGTCGACCGCGGGTGCGAGGCAGCGGTTTAGCGCGTCGATGCCGCAGGTGCCGCTGTACATCGGGGCGATGACCTGGGCGCCTTCGGGCAGCGCGCGCGCGGACACCTCCGCCACCACGCGCTCGGCCGACTCGCACTCGACCCAGGTATCCGGGGTGAGCTCGGGGACATCACCCTCGAGCACGCGCGGGGCGTTGCGAACTACCCAGCTGCCGGCAGCCGCGCGATGCTGTGTGGCCAGCCGGCAGACGGGCACACGCCCCGATGCAATGAGGTCACGGAAGAAGGTGCCGAGCCCCACCGGGGGCAGCTGGTCCGCATCACCGACCAGCACCAGGCGACTCTGTGAGGTCCCGTTGAGCAGCGCCACCGTGAGCTCGTAGTCGAGCATGGATGACTCGTCGACGATGACCCAGTCAGCGCGCAGCGGGTTCCGCAGGTTGAATGTCCACCCGTGGCTGCCCCGCCACCCGAGCATCCGGTGCAGCGTGCGCGCAGGGAACCCGGTGGCCTGAGCCATCCTGCGCGCAGCCTTCCCGGTGGGCGCGGCGAGCTCGATGACCGAGCCCTGCGGCAGCGCTGCGATCGCTGCGCGCATGGTGGTGGTCTTGCCTGAGCCCGGTGGTCCGGTGATCACCACCAGGCGTTCGCTGAGAATGGCCGCTACCGCAGCAGCCTGTTGAGGATCGAGGTCACCCGAGCCGATCATTGATTGCCTCCACGATCGTCTGCTCGAGTGAGTCGCTACGTCGCGAGTAGACGTAGCTGCCGCGCTTGACGAGCAGACCTTTGTCAAGCGCGCGCATGAGCCCAGCCAGCACCACACTGCGGTCGCAGTTCAGCAGCGCCTCACACGCGACCTGGAACAGCCCCGCGCGCATCCATGCGTGACCTTCCGTGTGATGGGTGTCGATGGCGTGCTGGATCCCCGCATCGATGCGGGTGGGCGCATCGAGCGGCAGCCCGGTGCGCCGCGCCACCACGTCGGCACGTAGCCACCCGAACCCCGGCACGTTCCGAACGAGCACGTAGGGGTCCTCGCGGATGTCTTGTGAGCTGACACCGGCAGCGGCGCACTTGGCGATCTGGTTAGGTGTCATGCCCCAGCTGGCCATGGTCACCTGCTCAGCCCGACTCATGCGTACCTTACGGTAGGCTTGGTGTAGCTCGTCTGCGCGGGTGGGCGTGATGCCGTCCAGCTCGCACAGCCGCTCGGGCTCGGAGTCGAGCACCTGCCAGGTGGCCTCGGCCGAGCCAAAGTGAGCGAGCATCGCACGCGCGCGCGTGGTGCCCACATACGGCAGCGTGGCCGTGAGCCAGGCGCACGCCCCGTCCACGGAGGTCGGTGGGCTCAGCTCCGCGCGCGCGATCACGAGCTGCTGACCCCACCGCTCGTGCGTCTCATACACCCCCTCGATCTCGATGCGGTCACCGGGGCGAGCTCCGGGCACGAGCCCCACGATCGCGACCTCGCGCGCATCCTCCGAGCGCATCGCCCCGGTGCCCCAGCCGCGCGAACCGTATGCCGTCCAGCGCACGATCTCACCGCGCTCTGTTACAACTTGCATACGACCCCCAGGTCATCGCAAACCGCGAGAAATGCCGCGCGGGAGCCCCCTCGCTTGGCGTAAATCGCGAGCAGCAGTTCGAGCGCGAGCACGGTCACCCGCTCGTCTGCAGCAGGGCCCTTGGCGATGTACTCAGGGCCCGACTCCAACGGGAACACGAGCGTGACCGTGTACTCACCGGGGCTCGTGATCAGCGCGCTGATCGTCGGGGTCATGTCTGAAACTCGTCGGGGTTGAAGGAGGTGTCGTCCGCCACCTCAGCCTGCCCACCGGCCATGGCCTGGCGCACGGTGCCGATGATCTCCATGGCCTCACGTGCCTCGGGTACGGTCATCGGTCGCAGCTTCTCGATCACCGGTATCGCGTAGCGGTGGTTGTCGCTGAGCTTGAGCGTGAGGCGCACCCGGTAGGACCACAGCGGCTGGTTACCCGTGGGTCGTCCGCTCGCCGCCTTGCGCTTCAGGATGTGGTGCTTGTTGAGGTGCGTGAGCCACACGGGCTCGGAGGTGCGCTTGAATGTAATGATGAACGGGACGTGCTCCCGGAGGTCCACGCAGAACACCTGGTACACCTCGTGGCAGTTCACGCCACGTTTGCCGTTAGGCATGGGGCGCCACTGCGCATCGGGGCACGTGGCGCACACGCGCACCTCACCCGAGTCGGCGAGCACACCGGTGACCTTGTCGGGGCTCGAGCACAGGACCTGCGTACGGTCCTCCGCATCGAGGTAACGCGTCCACGCTCGGGACCCATGTGTGTCTACTAACACCGCTTCAATGTCAGGCATCGTCACCTCACTCACGGTGTCGTAGTAGACGTTAGGCGGGATCTTATTCCCGGCTGAGTCGAGCCCGGGTGTGTTGAAGATGCGTCTGGCCACGCGGATTTTGTCCGCGCCCACCGCGTGCGAGTAGCCATCCGGTGCGTCGGGGAACGCGTCTAACAGTTCATCTAATGTTGGCTCGGCGTTAGGTACTGTCAGGTCATTATTCATGGTGTGGGGTTCTCCAGGGCAGCTAGTTGTTTGAGCAGCGCGATCTCAGCGGGGTCGGTGGCGTCGTAGCCCGTGGCGAGGCAGGGCTTGCGGTACGGGCAGCGGTCACACTGGTCGGTGATCCGATCGGGGAACGCGCCCATCCGTACTGGGCCCACGGTAGCGCGCAGCCGCGCAGCCAGCCGCTGCAGGTCGCCTTCGTGCAGGGCCACGGGCATCCACGCTCCGCCTCGGCGGTCCTTCGCCTTATACGCGTGCTGGCAGGGTTGGGCATACCCGAACAGCCGGAGGTCCTCAGCGCGACTCACCCATCGCGAGCCCGCTCTCACATAAGGCACGTAGTCACCTAAGTGGACTTGATAGACCTCAGACGGGAACACGCCATAGGTTGGAGTGATAGATCCGGCCAGCGCGGCATCGATCAGCACACGCTCGGTGGCCTCACGGCTCTCACCCTCGGGAATGAACAGCCCGTGGCGGAGCCCGGCGCTGTACACGCCAGCCTCCCAGCCGTGGTCGAGCTCAACCACCGCAGGCTTCTGCGCGCCAGTCTTCCAGTCGGCCATGCCGATGGTGCCCGGAGCGACAATCGGCTCGTACACAAGATCGATGTGACCGCTAAGCCAGTAGCGATCGAACGCAGCGATGAACGCGCACTCGCACGCGATCACGCGCAACACGTATCGCTCCAGCTCCGTGAGTACACCGCGAATCATCTCCGCGCGATCTGTGATCAGACGGTGTGGGTTCTCATCGTACCATTCGATCGCACCCTCTACGTCGAGCGCCTCTCGCAGCTGCGCCTCGTAAGATGCGCTGGATGCACGAGTAGTTAGAGCCCGAGCGAGCACTGCGTGTGTCGCGCTGCCGAGTGCAGGCTTCCAGCTCGTAATCTCTCTCGCATCTGGTCGAGTGCGCTGGTAGTAATAACGCTTCGGACAGCTGTATGGTCCGTTCAGCGTCATGAGGTGAGACTTATGGATGGGGTCTCGAACCCCTCCGTACGTTCTGTGTGACCACATAAGAAGTCATCATATAGAGAGTTCACCATAAGCCACGCAAGCGAATACGAACAGGTACACTCCGTACCTGCGCGTATTAGGAGGGACTACACATGACCGGGTTAGAATGGGCTATACAGCTGGGACTAAGTCTCGACCCGAGCGACGGCATACCGGAGCCGAAACCTGACGGTTTAGCGCTCTGGTATGATGCCGGGAGAAGCGCGCTGCTCGTGAGCGCAGCGACCAAGCTCGCGTGTCTAGCGCATGTGATGGATCACCCGCATCGCGCGATGGTCCTCACTGCCGGCGTTCACCGCGGGATCATCACGACCCCGGAGGCACACGCGTGGTGGGGAGCTTGCGCCGGGGGCGCTGTGCTCGCCGTCGTTTACCGGGTGCGCGATGGTCGACCGACTGTGCTTGGTCTTGCGGGGCATGCGTACCATCGGTCGCGTTAGTCACTGCGCCGCGCAGCGCGAGCTGGTTCACCACGTACGTGTGAGCGCGCTTCGAGGCATCGCTCGGAGTCAGCCCGTCCGCCAGCGCTGCCTCGAAGCCCTGGGCCCACGTCTGCACGAAAAAGCCGCTTGTCACCTGCAGCGCCCCGCTCGGCGAGTCGAGGTACTCACCGAGCATCGTGCGCGTGAGCGCGGTGGCTTCGATGTCATCGAGCGCCGCACGTATCGCTGCGTAGTCGCGCCCTGCCGCGACAGGCGCTGGGCGACCCTCGTCACCGAACACCATCTGATCGATCGAGACCCCGAACAGCTTCGCTGCCTGAGCGAGCTGCGGGAGCGAGATGCTCCACCTGCCGGTGTCCCATGCGTAGACGTTCGAAGGGTCGAGGTCGAGCGCGCGCGCCAGCGAGGAGCGGGTGTATCCGAGACTCAAGTACAGCGCACGGAACCTCAGGTTGAGCGTGGGCGCGCTAAGGGGTCGATCGAGGTAGGGCTCTAGCTTAGCCATAACAGGTCATATACTGGATGTTGTAGTGGCGGCGCTATAGCGCATCTTTCGGCACACGCGTGAGAGGCATCTGCGTCTGACCTTCGTGGTGTTGACAACCTACGGTGATCTCACCATACCGGCAGGATGGATTTACTCACCTGGATTCGAGAGCACGGATGGTCGACCGCTGCGGACGGTCGACGCATCCCAACTAGCATTCCGCAGTGTGCAAAAGCCTGGGGGATCTCGTCTGAGCGCCTGCGCTCGATCGCTCACCGGCGCAGCCGCGCAAGCTACCGAGTCGGCAAGCTGATCGTCGACATGACCGGTGGCCTCGTCGACATCGAGACGCTGTGCGGCGAGCTGCCTGGCAAGCGCCGCACCCGAGCTCCGCTCACCGCGCCCCCACCGCCTCCCAGCGCTGCTGCTGCAGCTCGTCCCGTCGTGGCGGTCAGCGCGCCCACCGTCGCGTCACCCGCACCCGCACCCGCAGCACCGCGTCGGCGCTCGCCGCGCACGGCTCCGCCACCGGTAGCTGCTGCGGGGGCGCCCAATGGCCGATGAACAGCGCACCCTCGAGTGCATCCTGTCTGAGCCCGAGAAGCTCGTGCGTGCAGACGCGATGTCCGATGCGGAGCTGGAGATCGAGCGCCTGCAGATGCAGCGCAAGGGGCTCAACGGTGAGATCGCTGCCCTCCGGGAGCAGCGCAACAAGCTCGCCCACACCATCGACACCGGTCGCGAGACGCGTGCGGTCGCCTGCCGCTGGGAGCCTGACTACCAGCACAGCGTGACCCGCTGCGTGCGCCTCGACACTGGCGAGATGATCGAGGAGCGAGTGCTCACTGCGGAAGAGATGCAGGTCGACATCTTCAACGGTGAGGACGTTCCCGCTCCCGCAGCTCCCGCAGCTCCCGCCCCTCGCCGACGCACGCGCCGCACTCCCGCCCACCACGAACATGTGAGCCAGTGACAGGACCCACCGGTAGCCCTCCCCACACCCCGCTACGCACGCTGAGCCCCGAACACTGCGAACACCTCGCAGGCTCGGGGCTCAGTGCTATTACGGTCGCAAGCGCCGGTCTGTACACGATCCAGGGCAAGGCGGAGATCTGCCAGCACCTGCGGCGTGAGTACGCACTGCCGCACGGCTCGGCCATCGTGTTCCCCTTCGTCGAGCCCGGCGCCACCGAGCCCTATGGCTACCGGCTGCGCCCCGATCACCCGCGGCTCGACTCGAACAAGAACCCGCCTCGCGCGATCAAGTACGACCAGGCAGCCGGGACCAGCACCGGGCTGCTCGTGTACTTCCCACCAGGCTCACGCGTGCGTGGCTACGCAGAAGACAGCCTGGCCATGCTGGTGTGGGCTGAGGGTGAGAAGAAGGCCCTGGCGCTCGACCAGGAGGGGTACCTGGTCATCGGGCTCACCGGGGTTTGGAACTGGCTCGACCCCGAGCTCAGGCGCGAGACGGGTGCGTATGCGCTGAACCCCCGTATCCTGCGGCACGTACCCATCGCGGGGCGCGCGCATCTGATCGTGTTCGACCGCGATGCGCGCGCGAACTCGAACGTGATGTCCGCAGCACGCAAGCTCGCCGGCGTGCTGCTCGCTGCCGGCGCCACCAGCGTCTCGTTCGTCGCGCCCCCCGACTGGTCAGAGTCCAAGGGCATCGATGACTACCTGGTGGCTCGTGGCGCTGCCGAGCTCCACACGCTGCTGAGCGTTGAGGCATACCCGCTCGACCCCCGCGACCCCTCTGACCGTGGGGCGAGCGCGCTCGGCTCGCACCCGTATCTGGTCGGTGCCTCGGGGCTCGACGGGCTCGCACTGCCCGCTGGGTACGAGCTCACTGAGTACGGGTCGGTGATGGCGCTGGGAGGCAAGCGTGCGGTCGAGGCGCTGGCCAGGGTGATGTTCATCCGCAGCCGCTCGGAGGACATCGCTACCGGGGAGTTTTGGGTTGATGTCACCTATCGCAACCTGCGCGGCTGGGTCACGCACACGGTCCCGCGCAGGGCGCTCGTCGACCAGCGCGCGATGGTCACCGCGCTCGGCGCACTCGGCGCCCCGGTGACCTCACAGTCCGCTCGCGCAGCGGTGGAGTGGTTCGGGGCGCTAGAGCTCGCGAACGAGGCGGTGCTCACGCCCAGGCGCATCGCCACGCGCTGCGGCTGGTACGGGGCGATCTTCATGTCCCATCGCGGCATCGGCACGACCGACCTGGCGGCTGGCGGGGAGCTGCTCGACGTGGCCGGGGCGCTCACTCCGCGCGGCAGCTTCGACGCTCACCTCGAGGCGCTCCGTGAGGCGTGGAGCGCGAGCCCGGTGCTGCGGCTGCTGATCTGCGCTGCGCTCGCGGTGCCGATGCTCGAGCGCCTCGGGGCGCCGAACTTCGCGGTGCATCTCTGCGGTGACTCGTCGCGCGGGAAAACCACCATGCTGCGCGTGGCGGCGAGCATCTATGGCGACCCGCACGCGGGGTCGTGGGTCGGGAGCTGGAACACCACCGCGAACGCTGCCGAGTGGCGAGCGCGAACGCTGTGCGACATGCCGCTCTTCTTCGACGAGCTCGGCGTGAGCACGCTCGAGACCGTGCAGCGGCTGATCTATTCGCTCGTGAACGGTGAGGGCAAGGGGCGACTCACACGCGATGCGAACCCTCGACGCGTCCAGCGCTGGCGCACCGGGGTTATCAGCAGTGGTGAGATCCCCCTGGGCGATGAGACTGCAGCCACCGGGGCGCAGGCTCGCGTGACGAATGTGGAGGTCAGTGACTGGGGCACGCTCGATGGGCAGCGTGTGGCCATCGATGCGCTCGTGCAGCGCTGCGCAGACAACGCTGGCTCGTTTGGTGAGGCCTGGCTAACCACACTGGTCGGGCTCAGCGCCGACCAGTGGCACAGCATCAAGAACCTGATGGCTCAGCTCAATGCCGAGTCGGCACCGCTGCTGGGCAGGCTCACCGCGCAGTCAGCGCTGTTCCGCACAGTGGCTCAGCTGCTGGTCGCGACGTGGCAGTTCCCCGACCTGCCGATCGATGAGGTCAGTGAGGATGGGGGTAGCGAGGAGTCGCTCACGCGCAGCGAGGTCATCGCTTCGACTGACTACATGCACGACGTCCTGGCGGACTGGATCGCAGCGAACCCGCTCGCGTTCCCCCGCGCTGACCTCATGCCCTCCGGGGGATTCCGCATCCGAGCTGGGGGCAGCCACAGCCCGGTGAGATATGGGGTCATCGTCTGCGACGACCGAGACCAGGTCACAGAGACGCTGCTGGTCCGCACCGAGCTGGCGAAGCTGTTCCGGCATCACAATCGAGTGCTGGCGAGCGTGCTGCGTGACTGGGCGAAGCGCGGTCAGATCCTGACCCAGCGCGAAGGCGGAAAGCTCCGCTACACGGTGCGCCGGAGCGAGCACTGCATGGGTCAGGGCAAGTGGGTCGTGTGGCCGGGAGCGGTGAGCGCGGAGCCCGACGAGTGACAGGGGTATCTCGTACTTCTACCTACATGGGGCGGAGTGAGCAGACCACTTCGGTCAGAGACAAGTGGGCAGGTGAAAAATGAAACAATGTCAAGCTGTTAGGTCCAAAAAACCGGGTAGCTCACTCACTCACCGCTTTTCTCACCGCAGAGAGCCGTATGGGAAAAGCGACCAAAATCCTAACTTAGGGGTCCTAAAGCTGGGATTTTCATATACAGAGTCTCTGATACAGAAGTGGACTAGTGTACTAAGTGTACTAGTATATATATATCTATATGTAATCATTCAGAATCTCTGCAGCCCCCTCGGTAGTCCCCTCACGTCAGTTAGCTCACTCCGGGGTCGAGCATGACCCAGATGCTCATCCCGGCAGCGCCCACCCGTGCTCCCGCCCCCGCAGGAACCGCTCCAGCCGCTCGCAGGTGGTCAGAGACGAACGCCCCCGCTACCTCGGTGGCGGGGCGAGAGATCGGGGCGCTCAGAGCCGACCTGGTTGAGCACCTGCCGCTGCCGGTGGCGCTACGCTTCGCGCGCGCGAAGGTGCCCACTGTGACTTACGTGTGGGTTGCGTGGGGCACAGAGAACTACTCACACCTACGTCAAGCGCGTGTACCCGTCCTCAGTCGTGACGAGTGGTCAGTGCTCGTGCTGGGTACGTCGGTGGATGTCGCATCCAGTAGACACTTGGAGGCGCAGGTGAGCATCAAGGCGCGAGCGCCGCACGTGGCCCTCACCCGTGAGTGGCTATGTGCGGGGTATGCACACACGCCCGTAGTCATAGCGTATCCGAGTGTGAATACGGTCAGCAGGAGCTGGGGCTTAGTGCTCACAGGCTACGGTGCCTGCGTTGGTCCGGCCTGATCTTGTGGGGTCGGGAAACCGTTGAGAAACAAATCAACCCCCACCGTTAGGGGGCGCGCAAAGGCTCAACTCCAACGTATGGGACGCAAAGTCAAAAAAAATCTACCAGTCAGGGACGCACTGTCACCTGCCGGAAATAATAGCACCGTACTGGGGATAGATACGGCCAAGAACAGCGGGTACGCCGTCCGCATCCGGGGGCGCTTGATATTCAGCGGTGAGGTTAACACGCTGCGTCACGACCTGGTGACCGCGGTGGTGTTAGATGCGCTCGACGTAGCAGCCGAATCTAACAGTCGCCTGAGTGTCATATTCGAGCGCGCCTACGGGGGTCCTCGCTTCACCATCGAAGGGCTCGCGATGGCGCGCGAGAGGTGGCTCGTGGTATTGCGTGATCACCGTAGTGTGGAATCACATACGGTCATGCCTAACAGGTGGCGACAGGACCTGTTCGGGAAACGGAAGGGCATGCGCCGGGCTGGCTGGCGCGCGCTCGAGATGGCATCGGCCCAGGCTGAGGTTGCGCGCGAGTGCAGACTGGGTCCGGACGAGGCAGCTGCGATCTGCATCTCGCGCTGGGGGTCGGTATGGATATCAAGCGGGTACTAAGCAGTATGCGACTTGCGTGGCCACACTTCGATCGCTGGACGATCGCGCGCATCATCGGCAGCGACGCTGAGACAGTGCGTCGCATTGAGTACGGGCACCTGGCTCCGCCCCCGGAGCTCCAGGAGAGCATCGAGAAGCTTGGTCGGCGCTGGGGGCGTTTCGTATGAGCCCGATCTCGCGGCTGTTCGTGCTCACCTGGGCCGTGTGCGGGAGTTATGCCGCGCAGCGTCTCTGGCCGGGGGTCGTGATCACCCTGCTGGGCGGGGCGCTGGATATGGTGATCGTCTATGCAGATCAGCGGACAAAGTAGACTGCGTGTCACGTGCGGGATGCCCGGGGCTGGCAAATCAACCTGGGCAGCGAAGCAGGATGGAGTAGTCCTGTCTGCAGACATCATCCGTACACAGCGGATGGATCCAGCGTTCGTGTTCGAGCGACTGTACCAGCGCTGCCGCGAGGAACTGCGGCGTGGTAGCATCGTGATCGTGGACACGTGCGCGCTGCGCGTGAACGATCGGATGGCGCTGCTCCGGATGGCCAGCGAAGCGCGCGCACGCACGGAGGTCGTGGTGTTCACGACGCTCTGGCATGAGTGCAGGGAGCGCGACGTGCAGCGCGGTCAGCGCGCCAGCGGGGTGTCGTGGGACGAGACGCGCAAGCGCATGGCCGAGTCGCTGCGAGCGATCCCGGGTGAGCAGTGGGACGTGCGCACCTTCGTCCCGTACGCACGTCGAGTGTCCTTGGTATGTTGGTCTAGACCTATGTTGCGATCCTCATAGTGCGAGCGTATGGTACACGCATGTCAGACACCGCTAAGGTCGTACCGATCAGGTCCCGTAAGGCCAAGCACCGCGCTGAGCATTACGACAAGCGCAGTGAGCGCTACCAGCTCGAGATCACCGAGCGCGAGCTCAAGCGCCTGCGCAAGTTCGTCGAGGTCGAAGGCGCGGCTGAGATCGCGGGCAGCATCGACATCTCGGAGAACACGCTGATGAAGGTGTGTGCTGGGTTCATGGAGCAATGCCGGCTGAGCACGAGGCAGAAGGTGCGGGAGTTCTTCGGCGCGTGGCGGGAGCCGTGAGCGGCGCAGCGTGGAGCGTTGAGCTGCTGCGCCATGTGGCGCGCAACGCTGAGCGGTACGAATACTGGGTGGACCGCTGTGATCCCGTGAAGGGGCTGATCATCACGAAGTCGAGCGCAGCGCCCCGCCTCGATCACGAGACGATGATCATCATGGGGCTCGTGGGGACGTGGGTTCGGTCGGGGTTGCCCACGGTGCGCATCGAGAATGAAAAGAGGCTCACTCGGCTGGGCGTTTCGAAGCCCGAGCAGCGCCCCGCTGAGCCTTGGGAGGGCTGGCTCATTGAGTACCCGCGGGACCAGCGCACCGTGATGTTACTAGGCTCAGATGGCAACGCTGACCCTGTTAGAATGACACTAGTCATCAACGTAAGCGGGCTGTGGTCTTACTTCAGCATGTGTCATCGCGTTGACTTCAGTGAGTTCGGTCGGACCGCTGAGTACCTGCGCGATAGCGTTCCCGATGCGGAGAACTGCTGGAAGGGGATGGCCACCATGCCCGTGACCCCGGAGGACCGTCGCGCGTGGCAGCTGATGAACAACGTGGTGCTCAACTCAGCGATCGCCCTGGGCGAGATCGAGGGTGTGCGCCGCCAGGGGCCCGAGCGCGCTGGGCGGGTGCGTGGGCGCTATCCTGCGGGTGACTACGTGCTGGAGGCGGTACCGTGAGCGAGATCAAAGGCTGGGAGGTGGAGTGGGCGAAGCTGCTGGCGGGGATGGGTTCCGCGTGTCGTGAGCTCGCCGAACGCTATCCGGCTGTACGCAACGGGCATGTGGCATGCTACCGCTCCACCGAGAATCCTCGGCACCACTATCGAATCTACTCCTACAATGAGAACCTGACTGTAACCTTGATACACGGAGATGACAGCTCACTGCCGGGGGTGAACACGTTCGGGCAGCCGGCTGAGCAGCTGATCGCGTGTGACTGCGGGAAGTGGGAGTGGCCGACCGAGGAGAACATTGCTCGCACACGCGAGCGCACGGAGCGGACGGGGGCGAAGCGCCGTGGCAACTGAACCCTGGATGACCGAGCCGAGCGCGAAGGCGTTCGAGTCGAGCGGGTATCTCTGCGAGATGCTCCGTAACATCGCAACGGGCACCTGGGCGGGGTATGTGACGGTGTCCGATGGCCACCCGTGGTACGGGCTCGATGCTCACGCGAGCGTGACTCCGCTGGGCGACGTCTACCTCACCGAGCGCACTGGTCCGCTGGACGTGATGATCGAACTATTCAGCAGCGAGCAGCGTGAGCTCGGGAAGCTCAGCCTCACGCTCGCGCTCGACGTGCACGGGGGCGTGACGTATGCGAAGGGGCAGCCGGATGCGGAGTGGACGTTCGGCTTCCACTGCGCGCACGCGGGTGACTTCATGCCCGGGCTCGTGCGCCCTGGTATGACCGATCGACTGTTCGATGGCTGGCCGTATCGCGACATCGACTACGTGACAGGGCAGTGCGCGCGGCTGGCGGCGCAGCTGCGCCTGGTCGCGACGAGGGGGACCCGATGACCGACGTATACGACGAAGTGATGATGGACATCCCGGACTGGGCGTACGGGCTGTTCCCGGAGGCGCCGATCGCGTTCCAGCGTGAGCCTGACAGACTGTTCGGGCCCTGGTGCTACCGTGAGATCGGGCTCAGGCGCATGGCTGCGCTGTATGTCATCTGCACCGCGCGGCTCGAGCGCGATGGCCGGCGCTGGATGCATGTGTCCTGCTCGAGGCGCACCGGGCTGCCGACCTGGCGCGACCTCACGCTCGTCAAGCACACGTTCGTCGGTGACGAGCGCGTGGCCGTGCAGGTGTTCCCTGTCGCAAGTGAATACGTCAACTATGACGCTAACACCTTGCATCTGTGGTCGTGTCTGGACGGGGCTGTGGTGCCCGACTTCCGAGCGCAGGGGGTCATATGAGAGACAAGCTCGCACACGAGTGTCTGCAGTGCATGTCGCTCGGTCGGTCTGGCGATGCCGAGCTGTATCTGTGCCGAGCGGCTGCGGAGCCCTGTCTGATCGCGCGCAAGGGCACGAGCCCGAACGACTACGAGGCGCTGTCGCTGCGCGATGCGGTGGTCAGCGGGGATCTGTCAGGTCGGCTGCTCGAGGCGCTCACGCGGGCAGCACGGCGTGGCTACGTACCGAGCTGGATGGTCCGGGCTGCCGGCAGGAGGAGCAACTGATGCCCGCGATCGAGCCTACACACACGTGCTTCGATGATGCGCTCGAGTTCTTTGAGCTGCTCAGGCTGAGCGAGCCCGAGGTTCAGTCGTACGTGCGCGAGTCGCTCTGCATCGCGCACGGGATCTGTGAGAGCGCCTCCGGGGAGCGATGGGTGCACGCGTGGGTCGAGGAGATACGTGACGACGACCCAGACCGAGCCGACTGGCCCCGCCACGTCGTCTGGCAGGGCATGCGGTGCGGCTCAGGCAAGGGCTGGTTCGCGGTGGGCGCTGAGTGGTTCTACACGGCCTTCCGCGTGCAGGAGCGCGAGCTCTACCGGGTCGAGCAGTTCGGCATGCTCAACCTGCTGAGCGGTCACTATGGGCCCTGGAACCCGCGCTACCTGGCGATGATGGGTGGAGGCGGTCGCGTGCTGGGCACCGTGGAGGGGGCATCACCGCTGGGCTTCGTGCTGCCGGACGGAGCGCCGGACCCCGTATGAGCGCACGCAGGGTCACGCTGGAGCTGGATGGAGTGATCTATCAGCTGGGCTTCGATGAACGGCGTGATGCTGCGCGCTTCATGGTGTCTAACGCCGGACGCATCGTCGCCCAGGGGCTGATCACCACCGACTGCTTCGAGCCAGCGCTGCAGCTTGACGAGCCCGAGCGCCCCCTGGACCCGCGCATCGCGGATGCCCTGCTGAGCGCGTGGCTGGTCATGAGAGCGGGGCTATAGGCATGGTGCGCGTGCATTACTCTCACGTGGCGGCGCAGCCATGTCCGTGCCCCACGTGCAGGGCAGTCGTCGAGGTCGCTACTAACACAGGTGAAGGTGACTCCTCACGACCTGAGCCAGGGTCGCTAGTGCTCTGTCTCAGGTGCGGTCACCCGTCGGTCTTCGCTGCTGACATGACGCTCAGGCACCTGTTGTCTGCTGAGCTTAGAGACGCATGTCGGGACCCCGGGTTCACGCGCGCGCACCTGGGCATGCTGAGCAAGCGCCGGCAGCACCGTCGCACGCACGGGGGTGGGGGCGATGACTAGAGCACGCAAGCGCCGGCTGCCATGCCCGCACTGCGGTCGGCCACGTGTGTGTACGGATGCAGCGCGCGCTGAGAACCCGTATTGCGCGTCATGCCTACATGAGCGCATGGACACTGCGCGTGTGCACGCGAATAAAGGCAACTCCTCAGACGAGGACTGCGACAAAGGCAACTGCTGGGTAGGCGTTGGCACGCGTGGCGTAACGTCGCGAAAGAACTCAGGAATCCGCCTCGGGCATGGGGGGCTCTACAGTGACAGGGGCCGCAGCGCCGGGGGACGGTCAGCCGAAAAACCGGCCAAAAAATCGGAGAAACTGAGAAGCGTGTACGATTTTCGAGACACCCTGGGAAACCTGGAATCCCAAACCGCGGACAGTGCGGCGAGTCTGGAAGTTGCTTTTGTGGGGTGCAGTTGCCATAAGGAGGTGCGCAGTGCCACGACATACGCATGACTGCGGTGAGTGTGTGTTCCTCGGGGAGTACGTTGACTTCGACCTGTACTGCTGCGCCGGGGCCACGCTGTTCGCGCGATACGGCAGCGTGCCCGGTGACTGCATCACACGCTCAGCTGAGCGCGCTCCCGGTGGTCCTGCGCCGATCACCGAGGCTGCCCGCCTGGCGCGCGCGAGGGGGCTGCTGTGAGCCGCTACGAGCACGACTGTAGTGACTGTGTGTTCTTAGGTGAACACGAAGACTATGACCTGTACGTGTGCGAGCGGAACCCGGTGGCGGCTGAGCGGTCGGTGATCGCGCGCTTCGGCAGCGCCGGGGACTATCTGTCGATGCGAGCGCGCTACCTGGCGATGGTCCCCGACGTGACGATGCCTGGTGACGTCGCCCTGGTGGAGGCGCTACGTCGGGCTCAGGCGCGAGGACTGGTGACGACGCGGCAGTAGCGGTACGCTGCCTGAGCTCGGCCACTGGGCCCCACGTACAGCGTGCGCCGGGGCCTTCGGTGTGTATGCGGTGGGAAGGCAACCCGTGGCCGAGCTCTCTCAAACGCGAGCACATGCGCTCACATTTAGGCGCCGACGAGGCTGAGGAACAGGTTCCGCGTGGCCGTGTTCCGCGCTGGCCGGACGGTGGGGCGTGAGCTCGCAGCGGCAGCATCCGCCCAGCGGCGCTCGCTCACCGCAGCCCGGAGTCTCACGTTCCTGTGGAGCCCGACCACCCCCGGGGTCATTGCCATATCGAGCAGCGCCACGCGGGCAGCGTTCGGCAGCGCCGGCAGCTCCCAGGCACGCATGAGGGGGTCGGAGGCGAGCGCCTGTACGTGGCTGTCGAAGTGCTGCCGCACGTTCTCGGGGACCATCTCCGCGGTGCACAGCGTGAGGTAATAGCGCGAGACGTGCCCGGGCTCCGCTCGCCGCACACGATCGTAGTCTTCGTCCGCAGCCAGCACGTCAGGCTTCCACGCGTAGCGATCTAACGCTGCTTTGTTAGGGATGAGAAACCTAACACCACACACAACGCTGCCTCGCTCGTCAAGACACAGGTGGTAGGTGATGCCCTCGAAGGGAGCGCTGAACTCCCATTGTGTCATCTCACTCACTGTGCCACCTCGACCGTTGCGCCGGTGATTCGTGTCGCCTGAGCACCGGTCAGCGTCTGCCACCGGTGGACAATCGCGTCGCAGTACGCAGGCGAGATCTCGACCGCGTAGCAGGTGCGCCCCATCTCCTCGCACGCGATGAGTACGGAGCCGCTGCCGGCATAAGGATCGAACACATCCCCGGGGCACGCGTCCAAGCAGAAGCGCATGAGCGCCACCGGCTTCTGCGTCGGGTGTATCCGCTTCGTGTGCTCACCCTCACGCATGAGCCCGTTCCACAGCTGGTGGTGCACGCGTGCTTGGCCGGTGAGGTTCGTCCAGGCGAGCTCACAGTCAGCGAACGAGTTGACGATGCCGGAGTCGACGCGCTTGTCCCAGACGAACCAGCAGCCGTTCGCGGGCAGCTGATCAGCGAAGTACTGGCCGCCCCAGATGATCGCGCGGGTAGCTCGCTCGGGGATCCAGCGCACGTCGGGCACCGCCTCGTCACCGTGGACCTGCGGGTACGTCGGAGGCTTGGCCAGCTTGCCGAACTTGGAGCGCTTGCCGAAGTGTGATCCCGCAGCGCCGACGAACCCGTCCTTCGTCACCACCGAGATACCGTACGGTGGGTCGGTGAGCACGAGGTCGAACTTGCGCGGAGGAGCCCAGCCCCGGCAGTCGGCGCACACGAGTGTGTGACGACCGAGCTGCCAGACGTCGCCCAGCTTCGACACAGTCTCAGCGGGCACTTCGACCGCAGGCTCCTCGGGCTCTCCAGCGAGGCGGATGGCCGCGACCTCACGGTTCAGGCGCTTGAGCTCGTGGTCCGACCAGCCGAGCGCCGGCAGCTCGGTGGGCTGCAGCTCGCTCAGCAACGCGTGCAGCTTGGTAGGGTCCCACTCTGACAGTTCATACAGCTTATTGTCAGCCAGGGCTAACTTGTGAGCCTGTGCCTCGGTGAGGTCTATAAACCTAACAGGTACTAACGCCAGGCCGAGACGCTGTGCTGCCTGCCACCGCGCGTGACCCGCGATGATCTCACGCGTGGCAGCGCGCGCGACAATCGGGGCAGCGAAGCCGAACTCGGTGATGGACGCGGCAACCTTGTCGATCGTGGCGTCGTCACGACGACGTGGGTTGGCTGCCCAAGGTTGTAAGGTGGATGGATCGACCCACTGGGCCGGTGGCGGGGATTGCTTTGGAGCCATGGTGTATTCATATTATGTTGAGTTCACCCCATGGCCGCCAAACCAAAGCTGCAGCCTGAACTGAATCAGGACATCCGCATGCGTCTCATCGAGGCGTTCCGTGCGGGTGCGTTCCGCGAGCACGCTGCTCACCTGGCGGGGCTCATGCTGTCAGAGCTCGAGGAGTGGCTCGCTGCAGGTGAGCAGGGGCAGGAGCCCTACGCGACGTTGCTGCGCGACGTGAACCGTGCGATCGCGGACGACGCGCTGCGTAACCAGATCGTAGTCACACGCGCAGCTGCGGGTCAGCCGACCGAAGGCGACTGGCGCGCGGCAGCGTGGAACCTCGAGCGCAAGTATCCCCGGCTGTATGGGCGGAGCGCGGTGGCGCTGGCGAACAACGAGCGCCCCGAGAGCCCCTGGAAATGAGCGACGCTCCGGAGCTGCGGAGCGAGGGGCAGCGGATGTTCCTGCACGTGACAGGTTCGTTGCAGGCGATCGCACGTGAGCTTCACATGCGCAGTCCGCAGTCGATCGCGGACTGGAGGCATGGTCGCAAGGTGCCCGGAGTCGAAGCGCGCGCGCGCATCGAGAACGTGTTCGGCATCCCGCAGCACACCTGGCTCGTGCGTCCCGGGGTCACCGCTCAGCCACCTGCGCCGGCGCCACCGCTGACAGAAGGCAGCGTCCCCGCCACCACGCTCGACGACTGCATGATGCTGCTCACGGCCATCCGTGCTGACCGCGACCAGCGCGAGCTGATGTCACCCGATCGCATCCGGCTGGCTGAGGTCGAAGCGAAGGTGCTCACGCTGCGCATGCGCCTCGAGGCTGCTGCCGAGCTCGCCGAGGACCGCTACGTGCGCGACCACCCGGCGTGGCACCGCCTCGAGCGCTGCATCCTCGTCGCCCTGGAGCCATACCCCGAGGCCAGCCGCGCTGTGGCCACGGCCATCATGCGCGTATTCGGCGAGGCGCCTAGTGACCAGCAGCCGAGCCACTGAGGTCGAGGAGCGGCGCGACCAGCTGCCCACGCCCACGCTCTGGACGTTCGCGGAGTCGTTCCGGCGCAAGCTAGTCCAGCAGATCGAGCTCACCTCACACCTGCGCTTCCCGAACCCGAAGTACGCTCAGGATCCCGTAGCCTTCTTCCGCGACATCCTGGGGCAGCAGCCGTGGGAGCGGCAGATCGAGGTGCTCGAGGCGGTGCGCGATCACAAGCGCGTGGCCGTGTGCAGTGGACACAAGGTCGGGAAGTCGAACAGCGCGGCTGGGATAGCGCTGTGGTTCTACTGCAGCTTCGAGGACGCACGCGTAGTGATGACCTCGACCACCTCACGGCAGGTGGATCAGATCCTGTGGCGCGAGCTGCGGATGATGCGCGCGCGCGGTGGCCGGTGCATCGACTGTAAGCGTGCCGACCCGAGCGGCATCAAGATCCCACGCCCCTGCCCGCATTCAGCGGAGATCGAAGGCTACCAGGGAGAGCTCGCACGCACCGGGCTCAAGAGCCCCGACTTCCGTGAGATCGTGGGCTTCACCGCACGCGAGGCGGAAGCGGTCGCGGGCATCTCCGGACCCACGCTCCTGTACATCGTCGACGAGGCGAGCGGCGTGGACGATCAGATCTTCGAAGCCATCGAGGGCAACCGCGCGGGTGGTGCTCGCATCCTCTTACTGTCAAACGGCACACGTAACGAGGGTGAGTTCTACGCAGCCTTCACCGAGAAGTCGGAGTACTACCATACACTCCGCATCTCCAGTGAGGAGTCGCCTAACGTTGTCACTGGACGCAATGTCATTCCCGGGCTCGCGACGAAAGAGTGGATAGAAGAGAAGCGTCTAGAGTGGGGGGAGGATTCTCCCCTGTACAAGGTGCGCGTGAAGGGGCTGCACGCGGAGCTCGAGGACGCGAAGATCTTCACGATCCATGCGATCGAGCTGGCCGAGCGCCGGTGGGCTGACACACCCCCAGCGGGGCGCCTGTTCATCGGGCTGGACCCCGCTGGCGAGTCGGGGATCGGTGACGAGACATGCTTCGCAGCACGCCGTGGGCTCAAGCAGCTCGGGCTGCACCCGCAGCGTGGGTTGAACGAGGACCAGCACCTGGTGCAGCTGCTCGTGCTGCTGGCGCGCTACCGGCTGCCGCGCGAGGTGCCCGTGGTCGTGCTCGATCGCGAGGGCTCCATCGGCTCAGCGCTGTTCGGGCTGCTGCGCCACTACTCTGAGCTGCACCCGGAGGCGTTCGAGCTGGTGGCGGTGCGCGCGAGTGATCGCGCTGTGCGCCGACCGCAGGTTTACGATCGCATGCGCGACGAGCTCGCCGCGAACCTCGAGCACTGGTTCCGGGATGGCGGAGCGATCCTCGAGGACGTGAAGCTCGCGAACGAGCTGCACGCGATGGAGTGGAAGCAGGCTGTCACCGGTAGACTGAAGCTCACGCCGAAGGACGTGCTTAAAAAGCGCATTGGCAGGTCGCCCGATCGCTTCGATGCCACCTCGCTCAGCGTGTGGGAGCCGCTGAGCCTGACCGATCACGACCAGCCGCCACGGGCTGCAGCCGCCCCGCCCCCGAGTCAGCCGGCCTATGCTGAGCACACCTTCGACCCCTACGCAGCGATGGATGCGTGGCGATCCCGGTGAGTGTTAGCCACTACTACTTCGAATCTGACAGTAGACTGTTTGCGTCATGATCTGACACGTGGCTGACTGCCCGGCATGAGCTTGCTGGGGCGGGCTACCGAGTGGCTGCGCGGCGTGAGCGTTTACCAACCGCTCACGCCGCTGTCGTCCTCACCGGACATGGCGATCGATTCACCGATGGTGGAGCGATTGCGTCGCGCGCTGGGCGGGCAGCTGCAGCTCATGCCGTGGGTCCGCACCCGCTGGTACTTCGCAGACCTCGAGGCAGCCGAGCGCAACGCCGACGCTGGCAACCTACGCACTGCCGGCCAGCTGATGACCTTCGCTCGTCGCGATGGCGTGATGTCCGGTGTTCTCAGCACGCGCACCGGTGGGCTCGTTCGGCTGCCGCGGAAGTTCCGTGGCGACCCCGAGGTCATCGAGGCGCTCGAGCTCGGGCACAGCTCGGTGCGCAGCGTGTACGACGAGATGCTGCCCCCGGGTGAGCTCGGGCTGCTCGCTGCGGATGGCGTGCTGTTGGGCATCGGGGTCGCTGAGTTGTGTCCTGTACGTGGCCGCGACTATCCGGTGCTGATTCGATTAGACCCCCAGTTCATCCAGTACGTGTGGAGTGAGGACCAGTATTACTACTGCGCTGCCGAGGGGCGGCTGCCTATCACACCCGGGGATGGTCGGTGGGTGCTGCACCAGCCCGGTGGCCGCATCGCTCCGTGGCAGAACGCGCTGTGGCGCTGCGTCGGCGCGAACGTGATTCGCAAGTCACACGCGAACCTGCACAAGGACAACTGGGAGGCGAAGCTCGCGAACCCCGCGCGCGTGGCGGTCGCACCGCAGGGCAGCGCCGAGGCTCAGAAGGAGTCGTGGTTCCAGACCATCATGGCTTGGAACCTGAACAGCGTGTTCGGGATGACCCCGGGCTACGACGTGAAGCTGCTCGAGTCGAATGGCGTGGGAGCTGAGTCGTTCGCTCGCACGATCACCGAAGCGAACAATGAGATCGTGATCGCGATCGCGGGTCAGACTGTCACCACGACTGGTGGCGCCGGATTCCAAAACTCCGACATCCACAAGACCATCCGCGCTGACCTGATCAAGGAGACTGCTGACGGTCTCGCATACACCATCAACACGCAGTGCATACCTGCCTTCGTCGCGAAGCGGTACGGCACTGCAGCAGTGGTCACGCGACCCTGCGTGGTGGAGTACGACGTCACGCCACCGAAGGATCGCAACGCGGAAGCGACCTCACTGGTCACTGCAGCCAACGCGATCTCGATGCTCGAGCAAGCGCTGGCGCCGACAGGCAAGCAGCTCGACGTGCAGACGCTGTGCGACCAGTTCGGTGTGCCGCTGCTGAATCCGGAAGTCGGTGACGTGGTGCAGCTGCGCCCCGTGAACACGGAGGCAGCATGAGCGTGGTCGCCAAGCAGTACGAGCGCCGGGGCTTCCTCGCGATCGACCCCGCAGCGTTCGGGATGATGTTCATGATGGGTCCCGACGCCACCGCGAATCGCGACGTTGGCGTGGCCACCATCGTGACGATCAGTGGACCACTCGAGTCGCAGGCTGGCTGGGGCTGGGATTCGTACGATGGCATCCGTGACCGTGTGGCCGCAGCGCTCGCAGCCGCAGCGCCGGTGGTGCTGCTCGAACTCTCGAGCCCGGGTGGCGACGCTGCTGGCTGCTTCGAGCTCGCGCGATGGATACGTGCGAGCGCGGAGCCTGCAGGCAAGCGCGTGGTGGCATACGTGCGGAGCCGCGCGTGCAGCGCTGCCTACGCGATCGCGTGCGGGGCCAGCGAGATCGTGCTCAGCGACAGTGCGCTCGTGGGCTCCATCGGGATCCTCGCGACACGCATGGACTACTCAGCACGCAACGCTGCCAATGGGGTAGCGGTCGCGTTCATCGGTAGTGGTGCACGCAAGGCAGACGGCAATCCCGATCAGCCCATTACACCCGACGAGCTCGCGGCTCAGCAGCGCATCGTCGATAGCATGGCTGCTGTGTTCTTCGACGTCGTGCGTGAAGCACGCGGCATCGATGCGTCTGAGTTGCAGGCAGGCGTGTTCCACGGTGCCGAAGCAATCTCACGGGGCTTGGCTGATAGGCAGCTACCCCTAGATGAACTGTTAGTGTCATTAGGGGGCAATCCCATGGGTGCGATGGATGAAGCGCGCAAGGCGCTCAAGGGCCTGGCGGAAGGCGATGGCGACGAGAAGGAGCGCGACGCAGCGAAGCGTGCGCTGGCGGCGCTCGACGAAGAGCGTGATCCCGGCGCCGAGGACGACACCGAGGCGGAAGGCGAGGACGACGAGGAGCCAAAGCCGAAGCCCAAGCCAGAACCAGAAGGCAAGTCGGCCGAAGCTGCGGCAGCCTACAAGAAGGCTGGCGAAGCGATGTCCGAGGTGCAGCGGCTTCGCGCGGAGCTCGCTGAGCGTGATGCGAACGCCGAGCGCGAGCGGATCATCGCTACGCGCCCCGACCTGACAGCCGACTTCGTCGACGTGCTGCGCAAGCTGCCTGTCGTGACAGTGCGGGACCTCGTGGCGAAGACTCCGCGCGTGCAGGGCGGAGTGAGCGCCGGGGATGCGCTCGCGTCTACCGGGGCACGACCCACGCGCGGTGAGGACACTTCCTCCGGCGCCGGCAGGCTCCCGCCCACCGAGAAGCTGGAGCTGGATAAGCGCATGGGTCTCACGACTCAGAGCTCCGAAGTAGTCCAAACACCATACAGCATGGTCCTCGGGGCGACTGTCTCGAAGGCGACTGCGGGGGCAGGGGTGAAGCCGTGACCGAGCGACTTGTCACACAAGCCAACTGGGCGTTCTACGACTTCGTGCTGAAGTCAGGCGTGCTCGCCGAGCGCGGGACCATCGCGGTGATCGACACCGCGGATGGTTCTGTCACCAAGGCTGGCGCCGCCACGGGGCTCATCCCGCTCGGCATCTTCCAACAGACAGTCACCGGTGATGGTGTGCTGACTGTACAGGTCAAGATGTTCTACGAGCTGGTGTCGTACTGGTACGACAACGATACAGCCGGGACACCGGTGACGATCGCGATGCGTGGCCAGCTCGCCTATCTCAAGGACGAGCACACGGTCACTGCTGCCGCCACGGGTTCGGTGGCCGGGATGATCCTCAACGTCCTCGCAGCCAAGGGTGTCCTGGTCGCATTCGGATATCCAACGTTCTCCACCCCTGCACCGGTTGCGGAGGTCTAGTCATGCCTGCTGTCACACCATCATTTCTATACGATCTAGAGTCCAACATGCGCGTGATCACCGCGCAGGACTATCAGCGTCTCACCCAGAATCTGTGGTGGACCAAGCTCGCGAAGACGATGCCGAGCGGTGCGAAGAAGGAGCGCGTGAGCTGGCTGCTCGACTCAGCGCGCATCCAGCGCACCGGGCACGGTGGCAACCTCGAGTTCGAAGACGTGGTGGCGCTCACCACCGAGGTCGAGAACCTCAACGCAGCTGCGGGGCTCAACGTCAAGAAGGAGCAATTCGAGGACCTCGATGGCAACGGCATCGACACCGCCTCGCACTGGTCACGCACCATCGGTGCCTATGCGAGCTACTGGCCGCAGAAGTGCATCGCGAAGTCGATCCTGGCGAACGGCAAGACGTACGACGGGAAGGCGTTCTTCGCGGTCGACCACCCGGTGAACCCGTACAACCTCGCCGCGGGCACGTTCACTAACATCTTCACAGCGGGTGCTGGCCCTGGTGCATGCCCGATCGGTGGCGCTACCACCGTCGACGTTGCGGTCGCGAACCTGGCGAAGGCCATTGCATATATCTCGACGATCAGACTCCCCACGGGTGAGGACCCACGCTTCCTGCGCGCACGCTATTTGTTCGTGCCTCCGGCGCTGTACGCACGAGCGGCGCAGATCACGCAGGCGAAGTACATCGCGCAGGCTGCTGCGGCAGGTGGTGGCAGCGGTGACGTGGAAGCGATCATCCGCTACTTCGGTTTCGGCGAGCCCGTCGAGGCGCCGGAGCTCAGCGCCGGATTCTCCGGTGGTGCGGACGACTGCTACTACATCGCCTGCGAGGACGTGCTGAGCAGCGAGCTCGGAGCCTTCAACTATGTGAATCGCGAGCCCTTCTCGATTCTCTACTACGGGCCCCAGAACGACGCAGATCTCGCACGTATTCGTGTCTTTCAGTGGACCACCGAAGGCCGGAACAACGTGCTCAACGGACACCCGTACCTGTTCTTCAAGTGCCCTGCGACCTGAGTAGTTAGGCATGGGAGGCGGTCTCTAATCGACCCTCCTATTGCGAGAGACCGCCTCCCATGTCCACTGTCGCCTATCAGACACTCGCGGAGTTTCGCTCGGCATCCATCATGCCCGGGGCGTTCATCGATCAGCTGGAGCAATCGGAGCCAGGCTGGATCGCGGGGCGCCTCGTCTATGTGTCAGCACTGATGGATGCGCGGCTCGCGAAGCGTTATGCTGCGCCGTTCAAGGCACCCTATCCAGTCGCGGTGTGTGACTGGCTCGCTCGCATCGTCACGTACGAGTCGTGGCTGAAGCGCGGCATCTCTCCTACTGACCAGGAGGCGAGTGAGTACAAGACACAATCGGACAATGCTTATGCGGACCTGAAAGAAGCAGCGAACTCTGAGACTGGACTGTTCGAGCTCCCGCTCCGCAGCAACACGGATGCGAGCGGGATCACGCGCGGCTTCCCGCACGGGTACAGCGAGTCGTCTCCGTACGTCGCGTTCGATGACCAGGCTCGCCGAGGTCACCAGGAGGACGCCAGTGGCCGGTGAGTTCGACGAGCTAACACGCAAGCTCAAGGGGCTGCCCGAGGCGCTGATTCAAGGCTCAGGGCCCGAGCTCTCTGCGGCGCTGCGTGAGGTCATCACGAAGGCGATCAGGGAGCAGCGCGCCCCGCAGGACGGCACGCCGTGGGAGCCCCGTAAGAAGGGCACGAAGCCGATGCTGCAGGGCGCAACGGAAGCATTCGGCGTGGCGATGATCGGCAACACGGTGTGGGTCCGCCTCACGGGTATCGAAGCTCGTCACCACCGCGGCTGGGTTCGCGGGGCCACCGCACGTCCGCAGATCTTCGAAGACGACCTGAGCCCCGCTGCGGTGGACGCGATCTCCGCGGTGCTCGAGCGGCGCTTTACCGAGGAGATGGAGCCGTGAGCTCGCAACTCGCACTGCTCTGGTTGTTTGACCAGGTGGAACTGCGCTTCAAGGCGGACGGTGTCCCGGCCACCAACCTGTTCGGCTGGCGCATCCCCGCTCAGCACGCGATCGGAAACCGCGTGGCCTGGGTACCGGGGGATCCCACCGGAGCCTTCGGACAGGTGGTCGCAGCGCGCAATCCCGGTGGCTACCCGCGCTCGCTCGCCACCACGCGCGAGGTGTTCACCGTGATCATCAACGGGCAGGACCCCGACGAGCCCGAGGACGAGCGGCTGCAGTATCAGATCGTCAGGTTCCTCCGCGACGCATGGTACCGGGCTGTCTATCAGACGGTGCACGGGGCGTGGTCGCTCAAGGCTGAGCAGTGGCTAGTCGACCGCACCGAGCGCCGCTACGGGGCTGCGCTGCGCATCGTGGCCGACATCGAAGCCACGGTGCCTGACCTGCCGTGGTCGCAGAACCCACCGTGGGCGGACGCACCTGCGGACACCACCGTGAGCATCGACGTTACCGAACTAGACGTGACCGAAAACATCCAGGTGAAGCGGACATGACTCAACCTAGTGTCAACATCACAGAGTTAGATGGTGCGTTAGGGGTCATCCCCAGCACCGCTGGCAAACTAACAGCGTTCATCGGATGCGCCACCGCGGGACCGCTGAACCTGCCGGCAGCGTTCGCGCGCGTGGTCGACCTGCAGACGAACTACGTCGGGGGGCAGCTGGTGGAGGCAGCCGGCAGCTATATCTACACCACCGGTCGCCCTGCGCTCGTGGTGCGCGCGGGTGCCTCGACAGATCCCGTCCTGGGCCCTGTCACCACCACGATCGCTGGCACGAGCGTGGTGACCGCAGCGGCGGATGGCGACGGTCCGATCGATGACTACGAGCTCGTCGTGAAGTTCCCGGTGGGCGGCACCATCGGCGCTGCCGGCATCCTGTACCAGGTCAGCTATGACGGTGGTCGGAACTGGAGCGCGAGGCAGGCGCTCGGCACAGAGAACTCGATCGTGGTGGGCGGCGTGGAGTTTACGTTCGCTGCGGGCACGTTCGTCGCTGGCGACATGTTCGCGTGCACGGTGCACCCAGCGCAGTGGGGCGGGACCGAGCTGCAGGCAGCACTGACGGCGCTCGGGTACAGCGCGGTGCAGTGGGAGCAGCTGTCTATCGTCGGCGTGCTCGACGCCACTAACGCCGGGCTCGTGGACACCTGGTGCGCCGGCATCCGCAACAGTCAGCACAAGTACCGGAGCTGGATCGGCTCGGCACGTGTGCCCGATCGTGACGACCCCGAGGCCATCGAGACCGAGGCTGAGTACCTGGCGGACATGGCCGGCGTGTGGAGCAGCTTCTCGACCACGCGCGGAACCGTGGGCGCCGGCGCGTGCAGGCTGATCTCTGGTGTCACGGGACGCAACTACCGTCGCCCCTTCGGCTGGCCGGTGGTCAACGCATCCGGCGCTGTGACCGAGGAGGTCGACATCGCGGACGTGAACCTGGGGCAGCTGCCGGGAGTGACCATCCGCGACCCGAACGGCAACGTCGACGAGCACGACGAGTCGATCAATCCCGGGCTCGATGATCTCGGGCTGTGCGTCGCGCGCACGTGGGATGCCTACGATGGCACGTACATCAACCTGCCGCGCATCAAGTCGCCAGCGGGATCTGACTACTCGATCATCCCGTATCGGCGCGTGATGAACCTGGCCGAGCAGGTGGCGTACGTCTACTTCGTGCGCCGGCTGAACAAGCCGATTCGTGTCGACGCGAACACCGGGTTCATCCTGCCCAGCGAAGCCCTCGAGATTGAGGCGGGGGCGAACGCGGTGCTCGGGGCGGCGCTGCTCGCGAAGCCGAAGGCATCGAGCGTGTCGTTCGTGCTCTCTCGCACCGACAACGTTCTGTCGACGAAGACGTTGTCCGGAACCATCCGGATCACGCCGCTCGCCTACCCCGAGCAGATCGATCTCAACACCAGCTACTTCAACCCTGCACTCGTAACAAGGGCGGCATAAGCCATGTCAGACAGCATCCGAGTCAACGGTAACCAGCTCAGCTGGGGCTCCATTCGGCTGAAGCTCCAGGGCGAAGAGTTCACGGGATTCACCGCGATCAGCTTCTCGGACAAGCGCGAGCGCGTGAAGGCATACGGCATGGGTCGACACCATGCGCCGCGCGGTCGCAGCCGGGGCAAGTACACGATCGAGAACGTGAAGATCACCGGGTGGAAGAGCTCGGTGTCCATCTTCCGCGATGCGCTCGCCGAGCAGTCGTTCAACGGCCAGTATGGCGACGTCGAGTTCCAAGCGGTCGTGATGTACAGCGAGCCCGACGAGCCATCGGTGGTCGTCGAGATCAACGGCTGCGTGTGGGCTGCGAACACGACCAGCGACGAAGAGAGCCCCGATCCACTCAAGGAAGAGTTCGAGGTCGACGCGATGTACATCAAACGTAACGGCATGGTGTTGTACGACAACAGTGAGGGGGCTCCGGTATGAGTACGGTCGAGGACCAGCTTGCGGAGATTCGCGCGCGCAGGGAGCAGCTCGCCGCTGAAGCCGAAGCCACTGAGGACACACCGGAGGTGGTGCTTGCACGTGAAACGAAGGCGCTGGCAGCCGAGGAAGCGCTAGCGGCTGCGCGCAAGGAGTTCGGCAAAACACGTGTATCGCTCGTCCAGACTGACGAGGGTCCGGTGGTGCTGCGCTGCCCGCACGTCGCTGCCTACCGGAAGTTCCAGGACTCCGAGGAGATCAACACTGACAAGACACTCGAGCTAGTCAGGGGTTGTGTCCTGCACCCGTCGAAGCCCGAGGTGAGCCGCATGCTCGAGGTGCAGCCGGGAGCGCTCACGCTGCTGGCGAACGAGGTGGTCAGACTGGCCGGCCACAGGAAGAGCGACGCGAAGGGAAAATAGAAGCGCTCCATCGCGCTGCCCGCGGAGACGATGGTCTGGCCGCGGAGTGTCTGTTGGAGGCGATGGGGCGCAGCGGTTCAGACTCGAACAAGCAGCACGCACGTCGGGTGGTGGGCGCACTGTTAGTGGTCGGCATCCTGCGTGAGCTAACAGCACTGAGACGCATGTTGCAGAGCCTAGGAGGCAGCCGTGGCTAACACAGTCACCTTCGGCGTGACCATGGTGGACGGGGTCAGTGGCCCCGCGGACGAGGCAGCCGACTCGCTGGCGAACCTCCAGGACGAGATCAACGGAGACGTGGCGGCGCTCGCACGGATGCAGAAGGCCATGCGCGAGCTCAAGGCGCCGGTCGACGCTGAGGTGAAGAACCTGACAGCCCAGCTCAAGGCGCTCAAGGCAGCCGCCACTCCGGATGCAGACGCGATCGGCAACCTGACAAAGCGCATCGCGGAGCTCAAGGGCCCCACCGGACCCAACGCCGAGGCCATCGCGAAGCTCGGCAAAAGCATTCAGCTCACGCAGGACAAGATCGCTTCTGGTCAGGCTAAGTTCGTGTCGCTCGGTGGCACCTTCGAGAAGGCCAAACCGAAAGCCAAGTCGCTCGAGGCAGCGCTGCGCGGTGTCAGCGCGGGTGCAGCCACCGTCGAGAAGGCAGCTCCGAAGATGAAGGGCTTCGAGGCTGCGCTCCAGGGGCTCAGCGCCGGTGGGGGACCGCTCGGAGCACTGGCTTCGAAGCTGAGCTTCGTGGGCGGGCTGCTCAAGAACAAGACGGTGCTGCTCGCCGCAGCCGCAGCCGGGTTCGTGGCGTTGGGCTACGCGGTCGGTCGCGCGGTGGTGTCGATGACTCAGATGGCGGTGGCGAGCGCGAACACTCGCCGCGCTCAGCTGCTCGAGCTCGAGGGGCTCACCCGCATCCGCACTGCGTACACGATTGCGTACGGAGTGGGCGCGGACAAAGCGAGCGACCTGCAGCGCACGATCGACGAGGTCAGCGGGTCAGTGTCGATCAGCCGCGAGCGCGTGGCTGCGTACGCACGCGAACTCTACATGGCCGGCGCTCGTGGCGACCGCTTGAAGTCAGCGCTCAAGGGCACCGCCATCGTCGCGAGCGCAGCAGGTGAGGAGCAGGCCGGCATGTTCAAGCAGATGGCCGGCGCACTCGCGCTCACCGGTGGCAACGTCGACAAGCTCACGCAGCGCGCGAAGAACCAGTTCGGCAAGGTCGTGGCCGCGCAGATGACTGACCTAAACGTGCAGGCTCAGAAGCTCAAGGAGTCGCAGGACTCACTGTTCGATGGGTTGGATATCAGCGGGTACGCCAACGCGAACAAGGCACTCAACGACTTGTGGAGCAACACCACAAACGCAGGCAAGTACATGCGCGACCTGCTGGGGCGTGTGTTCCAGCCGTTCGTCGACGCAGGCACGTTCGCGTTCCGCTCGCTCAAGTGGTGGTTCCAGGAAGCCATCATCCGGGAGCTGCAGCTCGAGATCGCTTACTATCGATTGCGGAAGGCGCTGCGCGAAGCGTTCGCGGGTGACTGGCAGAAGGCACTCAAGAACCTCGACTCGGGCTTCGCCACCGTCGCATTCGGCATCGGCGTGGTGGTGACCGCATTGGTCATCTCACTCGTCCCCGCACTCGTCTCCGCCACCGTCGCTTTCGGGTCGCTCGCCGCAGGTGCGATCGCGGCTGGGTTCGCGGTGGCCTGGCCGTTCTTACTCGCTGCAGGCGCTGTGTGGGCATTCATCGAGCTGCTGCAGATCGACTGGTCTGACTTCGGGCTGGCTATCAAGCAGGGGATCATCGAACCGCTGAGCGGCATCGGTGACTGGTTCGCGGGGCTCGGTGGCGACATCAAGAACAGCTTCAAGCGTGCGCTCGGCATCGCGAGCCCGTCGAAGGTGTTCGCTGAGTACGGGGAGGACATCGCGCTCGGCATCAAGATCGGCGTGGATGCGAAGTCCGGTGAAGCACAGGGCGCGGTGAACAGTGCCGTGGGGGCGCCGAGCAGTGGCGGTGGTGCGGGAGGTAGCTCGGGTGGCGGCGTGACGATCGGCGAGCTGCACCTGCACGTCGGCGAGGCGAAGGGCGCGCGCGCACTCGGCGAGTCGGTGAAGCGCGAGCTCGAGCGCATCCTGCAGGGCGTGGCGATGCAGATGGCTGCGCCGGCGCCGGAGGGTGGCACGACGTGACCTGGAACCCGCTCACTCAGCCCACGGACAAGCTCACGCTCGGTGGCCGCGAGTCACCGGGGCTATGCGAGGTCGTGGGCGCGGCGAGCGGTCGCAAGTGGGACGAGCTCGCTGGCTATGCAATGAGCGGGGCGATCCTCGTGTACCGCGGCATCAAGCTGAGTCACTTCAACATCCGGCTGAAGCTGCTCACCGAGAAGGACTGGGATGACTGGGAGAAGTTCCGTCCCGTGCTCATGCGCCCACCGATCGGCAAGATCGCGCGCACGCTCGATATCGTGCACCCGCAGCTAGACGAAGTGGACATTCACCACTGCGTGATCGAGGAGGTCAAGCAGCCGGTGCAGGAGGACGACGGGGTCTGGATCATCGAGATCGCGTGCATCGAGTCACGCGTGCACAAGAAGTCCGTATCGCAGCCCGATGCCGCTGAGAATACACCCGTCGACCCACGCGACGTGGCCATCGGCGAGCTCAAGGGGCAGCGTGATGCGCTCGCTAACGATGCGGGGAACCCGTGAGCTACATCACCGCTGCCGGGGTCGACTGCACGTGGGCGCGCGTGGTCATCGGGTACCAGGGCCCGTGGCACGCCGAGGTGAAGCTGTCGAGCGCCCAGTCGCTACCCGCTGAGCCCTTCGGCGTGGCGCTGGTGATCGGGGAGCTCACGCTCACGGGCACGCTGGTGGCGGAGTCAGACGGGACGCAGGCGCTGACCCGCAGCGCGCGCATCGTGGGGGGCGCAGGGGGCTGGACGAACCTCCTGCCGGCGCGTGGCTACCACAACGATGCCGGTGTCAAAGCGAGGCTCGTGGCGGAGGACCTGGCGCGCGAGACACAGGAGCGGCTGGGCGGGTTCGTTCCCCGGGCTGAGCGACTGGGGGTCGACTATGCACGCCGAGTGGGGGCGGCGAGCAGGGCTCTCACCGAGGCCATCGGGGGCGACGGTGTCGCGTGGTGGGTCGACTTCGCGGGTGTGACCCAGGTTGGCCAGCGCCCCCCGGCCACACCCGCTGCATCTGACTATCAGGTCCTGGCGTACGACCCGAGCGAGCGCATGGCGACGGTCGACACGAGGCAGCCGGCCATTGTCGCGATCGGGGCGACGATCAGCGAGGGGCTCGATGCGCCGGGGGTGGTGCGTGAGCTCGAGTGGGAGGCCAGCGGCGAGTCGCAGTTCCGCGTGACCGCGTGGCTCGGGGGCACAGGGACACAACCTGGTCGGCTCGCCGGGCTCCTGACCACGATCGCGCAGCGTGCGCTCGATGGCCGGGACACAGCGCTGTATCGCTACCGCGTGGTGTCGCAGGCGACGGATGGTCGCGTGAACCTGCAGGCAGTGCGCTCGCAGGCTGGCTACCCGGACCTCGCACCGATCAGCGTGTGGCCGGGCATCCCCGGAGTCTGGGCGAAGATCCTGCCGGGCACCGAGTGCATCGTGGCGTTCATCGAGGGGGCGCGCGCGCAGCCGATCGTCGTGGGGTGGATGCCGAACTCGAAGCCGATCGAGCTGTCGCTGGGTGACTCGCCGGACAAGCCCTATGCTGCGCGCAAGGGCGATGCGGTCGAGGTGACGATGCCCACGGGCACGTTCACTGGGACGATCGGCGGCGCCGAGGCCAGCGGTGAGATCACTTGGGCGGACCCCACCGCGGACGGCACGATCACCGGGGGCTCGACGAAGGTGAGGATCGGATGAGCGTTGTGTCAGATGCCATCGACGCACAGATCGAGCTGCTGCCGGAAGCCCCGCGCGCAGCCCCGCTCGAGCTCGCATGGGGCACCGACCTGTGGTGCGTGCTCGACGTGACAGAGTCCCTGCGTGAGGTCGACCCCACGCGCCCCGTCGCAGTCGGCCAGCGCATCGCACGCAGGCTGATCACTCCTCGGGGCGGGCTCGTCGATGATGCGAACTACGGGCTCGACCTGCGCGGATACGTGAACCGCGCAGTCACACCTAACAGCCTGCTGCAGCTCTCCGCGCAGGTTCGAGCGGAGGCGCTCAAGGACGACGCGGTGATCGATGCCACGGTGGAGCTGACTTTCGACACGCGGTCGATGACAGTCGATCTCACCCTCGCGCTCGCAGACTACCCTTCGAATACGTTCGCACTGGTGTTCTTTGTCACGGCAGACGGCATCGAGCTGTTGGGGAGCATCGATCAGAATGGCTAAGTCGACCATCGATGATCTCACGACTCCGATGAGCCGTGAGGAGGTGCAGGCATCCATCTATCGGGTGCTCGCGAAGCTGGGCGTGAACACCACGGCGTGGAAGTCGGGGTCGGTCGTTCGGACGATGATCGCTGCGTGCTCGCTGGTGATCAGCGCGCTCACGCAGCTGGCAGCGGACATTACGAAGTCCGGGTTCCTCGCGCTGAGCTCGGGCCCATGGCTCACGCTCGTGGCGAAGTACGTGTACGGGGTCGACCGCATCGAGGCCAGCTATGCGTCGGGGGTCGTGACACTAACCAACGCTGCGGGTGGCATCTACATCATGGACCCCGGGGACCTCGTAGTGGCTAACACTGCGGGGCACACGTTCCGCAACCTTGAAGCCTTCACGCTGCCCGCGATGTCATCGCTGGCGGTCAGCATCCTCGCCACCGAGTCGGGAGCGGCCAGCACCTCGAACCCCGGGACCATCACACACCTGGTGACCACGCTGCTCGGCGTGACGTCGACCAACGACAACGCGGTGATCGGCACCGACGACGAGCTCGACCCTGCACTTCGCCTTCGTTGCTCGGAGCGCCTGGGTGCCTTGAGCCCGATGGGCCCCTGGGATGCCTACGGGTATGCCCTGCGCGGGGCCAAGCGTGCGGACGGCACGAATCTAGGCATCACTCGCATCCGCCTCGTGCCCGATGGCTTCGGACGCGTGTTCGTGTACTGCGCCACGGCCACCGGCGCATTGCCTTCTCCCGACCTGCCCGTGGCCGACGAGGCGGTGCAGCGGTGGGCGGCACCGCAAGCGATCACCGCGATCGTCGGCTCCGCCACCGAGGTCGCGATCAGCGTGGTCGCGCAGGTGTTCATGTACAACACCTCCGGGCTGAGCCCCGAGGAGATCGAGGACGCGCTCAACACCGCGATGACTGACTTCGTGAAGAAGCAGCCGGTGGGCGGAAACGAAGGCTTCGTCTACCAGGACGCGTTGCGGGCAGCGATCGTGAGCGCGCTGCCGGAGATCTATCACTCGGTCGTGACGTCCCCCGGAGACACCGCGCTGACTCCGACGCAGGCGCTCGTCTACTCGGGTGGCACCTGGACCATCACGCAGATCCCACCGCCGCAGGGGTACTTGTCCGCATGACCACGCCACCCGACGCGATCATCATTACCCACCGCGACACGGTGCGGCGGTCCTCGCCACCGTGGCTGCAGCACGGGCTCGCCGAGAAGATCCTGTATGCGATCACGGTGCAGCTCGACGCGCTGGGCGACGGCATCGTGGCCGGGGTCAAGATGCGCTTCCCCGGGGTGTATAGCTACGAGTCGCTGGGGCTCATCGGTCGCGAGCGGCGCATCCGGCGTGGCCTGTACGAGCCCGAGGCCAACTATGCCGCGCGGCTCACGCGGTGGTGGGAGGATCACTCGACCCGAGGTGGTCCTTACGCACTCCTGAACCAGCTCTGGTATCACTACACACCTAACACGTTTCCGATCCACCTCGTGTACCGGTCGGGGATGCGCTTCATCATGGCGCCGGACGGCACGATCACGCGTGACGTGGTGAGCTTCACGAACACCCCGCAGTGGTCGACCTGGCAGCTGCTGTTTTTCACCGACGATGCGATCGATCCTGTCGACGTCGCGATCGTCCCGCGCGACTGGATAGCGGCGCACGTGCTGGGCTGGATCAAAGTCATCCCCACTGGCGGCGAGCTCTGGAACTACCCGCCCGAGATGCTGTGGAACCAGTCGGGCACCTGGAACACCCCGGACACCGTGATCGATGTCCCTGTCTCTTCGAGCTGACAGTCATGCCTAAGATCCTCGTCGAAACCCCCTCGTTCGATCCTGACATCGTTGTCCCCGAGGGCACTGACCCGCGTGTCGATGCTGCCGACGTGGTCGAGGCGCTCGCGCAGAAGCTCGCGAACCGATCGCAGTTCGTGAAGGAGGTCACCGACAACGCTGCTCGGGTGGACACTACGAACACCTTCGAGGAGATCACCACGTTCCTCCAGCGGCTGCTTTTGTCGGTGATCGACGCAGCCCCGGGACACCCGGTGATGGATGTCCCGTACACAGCCAGCGAGGACTCGCAGACTTGGAAGCCGATCCTCCGCATGGCGCTCGTGCAGCGCACCTCGGGCTCGGCGAGCGCGACCCTTTACACACGTCACATCTCAGGCAACGAGCGACTCATCCTAGTCACGAATGCGGAGTGGACGGGTACGCAGTGGCACCAGAACGACTCGTCTAAGAGCAGCACCGCGATCCTGTTTACGTCGACGGGTTCGGAGGCGCTGCAGATCTGCCGCATGCCAGCCGGCGCTGCGAACTGGTCCACCTGGAGCTTCGGCACGCTGGTGGCTGGTGACTTCGTCTACCAGAAGACACGCTCGATCCCGATCCCGCTCGGCAACTCGTCCACCGACTACGACAACATATCGGGCTCCACGTATGGCGGCGTGCTGGCGCAGTCCACCGGTGGAGCTCACCACTTCGCGCTGCGCTTCCCGACCAACATGGGCAGCGGTGGGCTCGAGATCATGCATTACAAGGCGGATACAGCCGCCTCGGTGTTCGAGGTCATCGCGCTCACCGCACCATGGGGCTCACCGGGCACGGTCACAGTCGCGACCATGGGCACGCTGCAGAGCGTGACGACCAGCGGTTTCGTCACCACCACGATCTCAGTGGGCCCGTACGTCGTAGGGACCGAGTATCGGCTGCGCTGGGTGGCTGCGAACCTGGGCGATCGACTGCTGGCAGCGCGGGTCAACGGGGCGAGCGATGTCGGTCCACTCAATATGTTGTGAGGTGTCACTGTGTCATTCCTAGATCCGATCACTGCAGCTGGCCCCGCGACCGAGCTTGTCACGAAGGGCGCGAACGTCGACGTCTCAGCGTCGGACCCACCGAACCCCGGTGACGTGCTGACCGCGGTCGACGAGACGCATGCGACCTGGCAGCCCGGTGGTGGCGCTGGCGGCGCTGCGAGCGGGCTCGGGACCACCGGTGAGCCCGTCGACGTCGCGAGCGCGGCTCCGCCAGTGCCTGGTCAAGTGCTGACCGCGGAGGACGCGGAGCACGCGGTGTGGCGTGTGCCTGGGCTTCACTACGACCCCTCGATCAAGTTTTGGACCTCGAGCATCGGCTCAGCGACGATCCTGCCGGGCACTTGGGGCTTCATCCAGGCACCGGTGGACGGCACCGACCCCGTGGTCGTCTACATCGTGTCATCGCTCGAAGCGCCTCCAGTTGACGCACGCTTCGGCCTGTACGTTGGCCGCGACGTGGCGGTGCCCGTGACAGTCAACGTAGTCGGTGCGTCGCAGATCCAGGGCACCGATGGCGAGCTCGGCTCGAGCACGGTGCTGCTGCCGGGTGCCGACTATGAGTGGGTGTTCTACCACGAGGACTCCGCTGCGCTGTGGGGGCTCGTTAGCGATACTGCCGGCATCGCGAAGCGCCTCCCTGCAGGTGAGGGGCTCACCGCTCCGATCATCGTCGAGACAGAGCCTCCAGTCGGCAGCGTGCTGACATACCAGGGGGGCTATGCGAACTGGGCACCTGGGGGCGGCGGGGGCGGAGGGCTCGAGTATGCGGGGTCGAGCACCTCGCCTGCGTTTGGCACCTGGGTCTATGCGGACGGTGCCGACGCATATCTACCCGAGGGGGAGGATTCACCGGGCTCGAAGACGGTGGGGATCTTCGTGGCTCCGTCGCGCGACGGGATGCTTCTGCATCCGAACACCGATCAAGCGGTGCAGATCGGCAACGTGCTGGTCGATAGCGGCAACACGCTTCCGCTGCGGTCAGGTGCTTACTATGAGTTTACGCTGCAGCAGGTCGGCGAGTCGATGCGGTGGCTGCCGCGCGGTATGTCGAGCGAGCAACCCGCACCGCTCGTGCGTCGCACAGCGGGTGCGGTCGCCCCGAATGAATGGGTGCTCGCGAGTGACTACAGCGACGTAGTTAACTTCCCGCCCGACCCGCTCGACGGTGACTCGTTCGCGGTGTTCGTCGACGGAGAGGGGTGCTCGCTGGTGCCTGACACCGGGGACAACCTCGAAGCGCCGAACGGCGTGGACGTAGTGACTGGACCTGACACCTTGAATGTCCCGGGGTCGTCTTACTACGAGTGGATCTGGACCGCGGGTGACAGCACGTGGCATCCGCGATCGAACGTGCTCATGCTGTCACCCGCCGCGGTGGCCAGCGCGATTCGCGACGACGAGACTACCGACGTATTCAGCGTCGGGGACAAGCTGGTCTCGAACGTCCTCGACCCCGTCGACCCGCAGGACGCAGCGACCAAGGCATACACGGATGCGATGGCGGCTGCTGCCGCTGCGGTAGCGACAGACTTGCTACCGCTCAAAACACCCGTTCGCGTGGTCGCAATCGCGAACGTTCCGACCGCGCTGACTGGCGGCGCAGTAACCATCGACGGACGCCTACTATCGATCGGTGACCGGGTCTTGCTGACGCTGCAGTCAGATCCGACCACGAACGGGATACGTGTGGTGAGCGCAACCGCATGGCCACGCGCCGCTGATGCAGACACGTCCGCCAAGGTCTCGAGCGGCATGGTCGTGTTTGTGGCAGACGGCAGTGCATACGCTGAGACAGGATGGATCCTCACGACAGACGGACCGATTACGCTCGGCACATCAAACCTGCTCTATGCGCAGGCGACGGGCAAACCATCGACATCGGCGCCAGCAGCAATCAGCATCGTTTCTGCTTCGTCTGTTCAAGGCACGACTCCGCGGTTCGCGCGCGAGGACCATACGCACGGCATGCCGGTCGTGGATCCTGCCATCAACGGCTTTCGGCTCACAACCAGCTCGCTCAGCGGGATCCCCAGCGACGGAGTGTCCTACAATGCCGTGTACCTCACTCGGCACGTAAGTAATCGCATTGCTCTCTACTCAGGTTCGGTCTGGCAGCTGGTTACTGTCACCGGTGCAGATGTTGCTGGGTTCCCGACGGGCCAAACGGCAGGCATCCCGTGCGACGTCTTCGCGGTGTACAGCTCGCCGACCGTTGCTCCGACCATCGAGTTTACCGCATGGACGAACGCCACCACGCGCGCAACGGCGCTCGTCCTGCAGGACGGCGTGCCCGTCAAAAGCGGAGCCACCACGCGGCGCTATCTCGGAACCATCTTGCCCAACGCAGCGACGACGTTCGCGCACGTCGCTGCTGCCAGCGACGCCAACAGTCCGGTGTGTGGCATCTGGAACCAAGACAATCGCATCCGGGGCTCGTTCACATGGACCCCGACATTCGCGTCTTGGACACCTGCAGCAGCGGTGGGCACGTGGTCGCAGCTCAACGCGCAGACATCAGCGCGCATCCAGCTCGTGCAGGGGCAGTCGATCGATGCCATCAGCTGCGACCACGTCGGCACAGTCAACCCCAACGGCGCCTATGCAGCGGTCGCGATTGGCGTTGACAGCACAACCTCGCCTTCGGGCTTGCGCGGCATGTCGACGATCACGTCCGCACAGCAACCTGTGCACGCCACGCTGCGCACGCGCCTTGCTGCCGGGGCGCATGCCCTCAACGCCATCGCGGTGGCAGGCAACGCATCCGCCGCCTTCGTGGGCGACGACGGTCACACACTCGCCGGGATCTCCGCTGACATCTGGTTCTAGAACCTATGACCGAGTTCGTCGTCGTCGTCCCGCGCGCCCCCTTGCCGCCCACCGTGGTGGTCACGCCCAAGCTCGCGGTGAGCGTCGACGTCACGAACGAGCAGGGGCCAGTCGGGCCCACAGGTGCCACCGGTGCGACAGGACCGCAGGGTGAGCAGGGTGAGCTCGGCGCCACCGGACCGCAGGGCCCACAGGGCGACGTCGGGCCCACGGGTGCGACGGGACCGCAAGGCGACGTCGGCCCGGTCGGTGCGCAAGGACCGCAGGGTGAGACCGGCGCTCAGGGCCCGCAGGGTGACGTCGGCGCTACCGGAGCGACAGGTCCGCAAGGCAACGTCGGACCACAAGGCGCAACGGGTGCAACAGGGGCAGCTGGACCGAGCAATTTGATTCGAGAATCAGGCGGTCCGACGGACCTAATCGTTGGGCTGTGGGCGGACGGGACATGGCTCCGTCGATCAGGAGCTGCAGCTGTCGGCGCAACGCCTATCGCGAGTGATGTGGGCGCAGCCGCAGCCACGCACGGGACGCAACACGCGCGTGGTGGCTCGGACATCGTGGTGGCGAGCAAGCTCTCTGAGTCGAGCGGTCCGACGACGTTGGACATAGGTGTCGTAGCGAGCGGCGAAGTGCTCACGCGCTCGGGCAATAACGTCGTCGGAGCGAGCGCCACGTCTGTGGTCACGAGCGGGTGCATCAAGGCACTGATTTACCTCAGTGCGGCTGCAAACTCCCACAACACCAGCGCTTGGGGAAAGGTACCGCTCAACGCTGTGTCGTTTGACACAGCGTCTTGCTGGAACGCGGCCAATTTGCGGTTTGTGCCTAACCGAGCAGGCTACTACATGGTGACCGCGCGGGTTCGGCGCAGCAGCGCGGGCACACTCATAGTAGGGGTGTACCGAAGCGGCTCATTCGGCTTGGCTGTCGGTGACGACATCCCGTCTGTAGCGCTGGCGTCATCAGGCTCGGCGCTCATGTTCTGCAACGGCAGCACAGACTACATCGAAATGTATTGTTACAGCGCTGCGACGATAGCCTATACGACAGGGCTGTTCGATACGTACATGACTATTGTCGGTCCGTTCTGAAGCGCACCACCATGCTGACACTCGACTTCACCCCTCCAAGCATCACCGTCCGCACCATCGTCGGAGCCTCGGTCGCGTTCAGCCTCACCGCGAAGAA